ACCGATTCGCGTCCGCGTTCGACACCGGGTGGGGTGTCGGTGTCGCACCGGAGCGCTATTCGGAGGCCATTTCCGGGGCGCTGGGCAAGGTTGGCGCGATTTCGACGCTAGAAGAGATTGCGCCGCCGCGCGGGCGCGAGGCGGGCAAGTTGTTCGACGCGACGATCGACCTTGTGCAGGACGTGTTGCTGGTGGAGGTCGTGCGCGACGTCGGTGAATTGCCTGCCTACTCGCCTGCGGTGCTGCCTGCGGGTGCGCCGGCGCTCGATGTGCAGATCACGAATCCGATGGCGGCCATCGATGTGCCGGTGGCCGACGATCTGCGTGAGCTTGCCGAGGTGGTGTCCGAATCGATGTGGCAGCAGGGCATGACGGCACCGCGCGAGCATTTCCAGGCACTGACAAACAGTCGGTTGAAGGTCGCGCAGCATCTGGCGAAGGTTGCGCGCGAAGGCGTCGGTCTGGTGACCATAAGGCCGCCGCAATCGGTGCCGGCGCTCGTGCTGGCTCATCGCAGGTACGGCGACGCGACGCGGGCGGACGAGATCGTGATGCGAAACCGCGTCGCGCATCCGGGGTTCGTGCCAGCTGTACGGTTGGAGCTGCTGTCTCAGTAGCAGAGACCTGAATTCAGAAAGGCGAAAGCCCCGGACCGTTCGCAGCGGCCGGGGCTTTCTTGTTTGCACCATTCACACGATGACCGATGGCGAAACATACCGACAAGTATAGGCGAAGAATGTTGATTTCGTGGACGAAAGAAGAAGGCTTTAAGCTCGACATCCCGTACAGCAAGTGGCTGATTTTCTGCGTAGGGTTGGCGATCGTGGTTAACGCCATTCGCTGGTGGTAAGCAACGGAATCGATGTATCCCAAAAGGCGAAAGCCCCGGACTGTGACGAGCAGCCGGGGCTTTCTTGCATCAACCCGCTGAGGAAGCAGAAGGAAGGCATGAATGGATTTTAGCAAACTCATGTGGAGTTGCGAGCTATGTTGAAAGAACTCCCGACGCAGCGGTTCTGGGCCCTCTGGGTCGTGGCCTTGTGTTTTGGGGCTGGATACCTGACTCATGCGGTTCGTTGGTGGTAAGCCGTGGAATCGATGAATATAAAACAGGAATGCGAACTATGTTTAAAGAAGTTCCGGCGGTGAGATTTTGGGCGATCTGGTTGCTCGGATTCCTTTACTTCGCAGCGAAGTTTCTTGACGTTCCCCTTGTTGTGTCGTGGCTGTCGCGATGATGCTTGACGACTATGGAAACGTCCCGAGCTGCAGATGACTATGCAGGGGAGGTAACGGCGTGGATGCACAAAGCAAGCCGGACCCGAACCGTGTAACGCTGACAGTCAACGGTCTCGACTTTGCCGGATGGACCGATGTTCGCATCTCTGCCGGTATCGAACGGCAGGCTCGCGATTTCGCGCTCGCGATCACGTGGAAGTGGCCCGGTAGCGGCGACGTGCCGCGGCAGGTCAAACAGGGCGACCGGTGCGAGGTGCGTATCGGAGCCGAGCTGGTGCTGACCGGATACGTGTTTTCGACGCCGATCCGGTATGACGCCGCATCGCTCACGTGCGGCATCGAGGGTCGGTCGCTGACGGCCGACCTTGTCGACTGCGGAGCGGACAACAAACCGTCGCAATGGCGCGGCCAGCGCGTAGGGCGGATCGTCGAGGCGCTGACGGCACCGTACGGCGTGAAGGTCGTCGACGAGTCAGGGGACGCGGGAACGCTGGCCGATCACACGATCGAGCCCGGTGAAACGGTCTTCGATTCGATCGACCGGCTGCTGCGCCTGTCGCGTCTGTTGTCGACCGATGACGAGCACGGGCGCCTGGTTATCGCCGAGCCGGGGAGCGCGGGCAAGGCGTCCGACAAGCTCGAGCTCGGCGTCAACATCAAGGGCGGCGATGCGCCGCTGGATTTCTCACAGGTGTTCTCCGAGTACGTGTGCAAGGGGCAGCGCAGCGGAACCGATGAGGCGTTCGGCCTCGCGGCCAGCGAGATCGAGGCGCGTGTGGCGGATCCACGTATCGCGCGACACCGGACGATGGTGATGCGCGAGGCGGGCCAGATGAGCGCTGATCTTGCGCGGCTGCGTGTCGAATGGGAAAGCGAGAACCGGATCAGCAAGGCGTTGGCGACGACCTACGAGGTGCAGGGCTGGCGGCAATCCAGCGGGCAAATCTGGCGACACAACCAGATCGTTCGCGTCGTTGACCCGATCATCGGTTTCGATCGCGACATGCTGATCGTGGAGATCGAATACTCGCAAAGCAATGGGGCAGGGATGGTGACGAGACTGACGGTGGCCCCGCCGGACGGCTTTGCAGCCGAACCGTTCACGCGGCGCAAGAAGGTCAAGGGCAAGAAGAAGGGCAAGGACAACTTTGAATTTCTGCTGCCGGCAGATTGGGACAAGCAATGAACAGGTTGGGTGCGTGGTTGGTTCGCGGGGTCGTGTCGCTGGTGAATTCAGCGTCGAAGATGCAGACGTTGCAGACGCGGCTGATGGCGGGCGGGGTGAAGGATGGGGTCGAGCATTTCGAGCCGTACGGGTTCACGTCGCATCCGATGGACGGGGCCGAGGCGATTGTTGGCTTTCTTGGCGGCGACTCGTCGCACGGCGTTGCATTGGTCGTGGCCGATCGCCGATTTCGGCCGCTGAATCTGAAGCCTGGGGAGGTCGCGATTTTCACGAACGAAGGTGACAGCCTGATTCTGCGCAACGGCCGCATTGCCGAACTGACGACGGGGACGTTCAGGGTCAACGCCTCCGAGAAAATCGAGTTCAATTCGCCGATCGTGGAGGCGTCGGAACAGGTTGTCGCAAAGGGGCGTTTGACCGCGCAATCTGGCATGGCCGTGCGCGCGGGCAAGGGCGGTGGCGAGGCGGCGACGTTCGATGCACCCATTCGCACGCCGGACGTCATCGTCGACGGCAAGAGCACGGCGCGGCACCGTCACGCGGAGACCGGCGGCATTACGGAAGAAATGCAATGAGCGACGCTCGAGAAGCGATGTTGCGGCGCGCGGTCGAGATCAGCCTGTTCACGTGGCGACGGGCCGAGCCGGGCGATCCGATCGACGACGACGAACGGATGGGATGGTGGGGTGACAGTTTCCCGGACGTTGCCGGCGATCGAATCGGCTCGCGATTGTGGCAATTGCGCCGACAGGTGTTGACCGCCGAAGTCTTGCGTCGTGCCGAGGAATACTGCCGCGAAGCGCTGCAATGGATGCTCGACGACGGCATCGTGACGACAATCAGCGTCAGTGTGAAACGGGCGAGCGGTGTGGGGCGCGCCGCGATCGAGCGTGCGGCGGCGGAGATTGTCCTGTCGGACAACCGTGATGGACCGCTCACGCTCAACTACGACGACATGTGGAGAATTCTCGATGACTTTTCAGTTGCCGACGCTACCTGAACTGATTGAGCGAGTAGGCGGCGACCTGACGTCCAATGCCGACGGAGCGCTGCGTCGCTCGGACCAGCGCGCCCTTATGCGGGTCCACTCGGGCGCCAGCCACGAAATGCACGGCTATCTGGGATGGACCGCGCGCCAGATTCTGCCGGACGAGTGCGACGAGGCCATGCTGTTGCGCCACGCCCGGTTGCGGCTCGCGGTGCCGCGCAAAGACGCTGCGGCGGCGGCCGGCTTCGTATCAGCCAGCGGAGCGGAAGGAAAGACGATCGATGCGGGCGCGCTGCTGCAGGCTGACGATCAGCGACGCTACGTGGTTGTCGAGACCGTGGCGATTCGCGCCGGAACCGCGAAGGTCCAGATACGTGCACTGGATGCGGGCATGGCCGGCAACGTTGCCGCTGGCGTGCGGCTGCGGTTTGTTTCCCCCGTTGTCGGGGTATCGGACACGGTCGTTGTGCTGGACGCGGGCATATCGGGCGGCACGGATCAGGAGTCGATCGATCGACTGCGCCAACGGGTTATTCGCTCATATCGGCTCGTGCCGGATGGCGGAAACGGCGACGACTACGTGACGTGGGCGTTGGAGGTGCCGGGCGTGACGCGGGCGTGGTGCCGGCCGCGCTATATGGGGCTCGGTACGGTCGGCGTGTTCTTCATGCGCGACGACGATCTCAACCCGGTTCCGGATGAGCAGGCGTGTGCACTGGTGAGGGCGCACATCGAGAGCAGGCGCCCGGTGACGGCCGAGCTGTACGTGCTCGCGCCGAAGCCGCGGCCGATCGATTTCGATATTCGGCTATCGCCCGATGACGAGGCAACGCGCCAGGCCGTGGTGGAAAGCCTGTCGGATTTGCTGGAGCGTGAAGGCGAACTCGGCGTGACGGTACTCGAATCGCATCTTCGATATGCGATCAGCGGCGCACGCGGTGAGCGCGATCACAAGCTGCTGCAGCCCGCCGACGACGTCGCGCTGCAGCCCAATGAGATTCCGGTGATGGGAGAGGTGACGTGGCGGTGAGGGATGAATCAGATTACGTGGACATGCTGCACGCACTGCTGCCACCCGGTCCCGCATGGAGCCAGGCGCAGGCGCCTCATGTGCACCGCGCGCTCACCGGTCTGGCGCCGGAGTTGACGCGCATCGATGCACGCGCGCGTGATGTGCTCGACGAGATGGATGCGGCGACGGTGCGCGAACTCGTACCGGATTGGGAGCGCGTATGTGCGTTGCCGGACGAATGTCTCGGGCCATCGCAGTCGTTCGAGGAGCGGCAGCGCGCAGTGCGCAAGCGTCTGCTCGGCGTTGGCGGCCAGCGCATTGCGTACTTCGAGGCGCTGGCGCACCAGAACGGCTATCCCGATGCGTGGATCGAGGAGCATCGTGCGCCGCGGTTTGGGCGCTCGCGTTTCGGCCGATCGCGCTTCGGGACGTGGCAGCAGCAGTACATCTGGACGGTGCATCTTGGCCGCCGTCTAGCGGCAGGACGGCGCTGGGGGGCGACGGTGTGGGGCGAGCGCTTTGGTCGAATTCCGGCCGAGGGCATTGAATGCCTGATCAGGAAGCACGCACCGGCCCATACGCTGGTGCGCTTTGAATACGAGGTATAGGAATGGATTATCCGAAGAGTGTGCCGGGCGTCGGCTTGGTAGACGGGAAATTCGTGGACGAGGATCCCAATGGGCAGATCGGGTCGCTGATTCCGTCGAAGTGGGGGAATGACCTGACGGACGAAGTGCTCAACGTGCTGCGGGAAGCTGGCATCAATCCCGACGAAGCGACGACGACCCAATTGCGTGACGCAGTGCTCGCGATCGCGCAGCGTTCTGTGGCTGGTTCTATCGCGAGCCAGGCCGAGGCGGAGGCTGGCGAGGACAACACGAAGCTGATGACGCCGCTGCGCGTCTCACAGGCCACGACGAAGAAGCAGGATGCGTTGGGCTATACCCCGGTTCAGCAGGGAACGGGTATCGGACAAAGTCAGAACATCATCAAGATCGGGTGGGCGAAGGATGGCAGTGGCTTATTCATCACGGTCGACAATACCGACCTTGGTGCTGTCGCATTCGCCGGGCAACTCGCCGCGTATGTGACGCAGCAGTGGGTGCGGGACTACGCCGTCAGTATTGCTGCTCCGATGCTTCAGGACAGACCTTGGATCGGTCGCGACGGATGGCAGGCGGATCTCGCACTTCAGAATCGACGACCGGGACAAAACGCTACGACCTACATTCGAGCAAGGGATGAGGGCGGCATTGAGTTCATC